TATAATGCTGCCATAGCTGCCCAAAACAGTTTATTGAAAGTCGGGGGCTTAGTGGTTGACAGAAAAGAGGTAAGATTTGGCAAAATTGATCAAATGAGTAGGGCAGAAATAGAAAACAGACTAAAGCAAATTATGGGAGATGTTGTTGAGGGTGAATTAGTAGGTGATAGTTCACTTAAATCTTCTGTCGTCAACGAAGTCCAAGAAGATACCCCACAAGATAACGAAGAAGATTAAAAGTTCAATCATACGCAGTCGTATTGACCATAAACCCTTTTAAATTCTTCATACAACTCTGGTATGTCTAACTCTTGATCTTCGTTAAAATTTTTACGTTCTTGTAAAACTTTGCGTATGTAGATTTCAAAATTAGTTTGAAAATTACTTCGCTTATCGTATTCGAATGTTACTATCTCTCCAAGCATATCTAACTCCTCACTCAGTTATGTCGTTAAGTGGTAATATATCACAAATAAAGTTTTGTTCGCAAAACATATGCGAACGATATTCGTCGGCTTTTTCTTGTGTTGGAAAAATGCCAAAAGTAGTTTTTAACGGCTTATGAGATATAGGATCGCCATATTCAACTACCAAGACATACCCATATTTCTTTTCTAATGCTAATTTGTTATTGGCCATTATTTCACTTTGATCTCATTCGTTTGAGTTTTTGTATATCAGAACTCATTTACATCCTCATACTTTTCATAAAAACAATCATAACAAATTTCATTTTCTTCGATTGTTATATTCTGTTCTTCTTCCATACAATCTAAATCGAAACGAGACCATACAGGAATATCTACAGTATATTTTTTGTCATAATATTCACTTTCATCAGCAAGATAAATTTCATCATGCTTATCACATATACTACATTTTGCCATTATTCACTCTCCTTTTAATCTGATATTTATAGGTAATATTTCTTTACATGATGAATTGTCTAAATCAATATTATCTGTTTGATCAATTACACCCTCTGAATTTTGAACATCAAAAACAACATGAGTATCTTTACTAAAACCTAATTCATTTATTGAGTGTTGTAATTCGTTAATTAGTTCTTGTATTGTCATCATTCATCTCCTCTAAATCTAAAACTGTTTTCTGTTCTTGTTTGCTAAGTTTATCTGCATAAAAATAAACTACTGCTACACAACCTTTGGTTGCACATTCTTCTATTCTATAATCTACCTCACTAGGTATATCAGAACAGCCAAGCATTACTGCTACATCATCTAATGTTAATCTACTCATCATTGATCTCCTCTATATCTAAACACTCCCAATCTTTAGAGGCGTCACGACCTATTGCATACATTAATTCATCTCGAGCTTTATCGTATGCTTGATCCTCATTTTTTGCTTTTACCAAATAATCGTATTGTGTAGTTTCAGATGGAATAAAAGATACTCTGTATTCTTTTGGTTTAGTCATCTTCGTTCTCCTCAAAATAAGTTCTTTCGTCTGCCCACAAGCCCTCAGTCGAGCCACAAGATAAGCAAGTATCGTTAGTAGTATCAACATTTCTGCTACCACAACACATACAACATAACGGCATATTTGCTATTTCTTGCCAACTATATGATTTTTCCATCATTCATCTCCTTATCAACAATCTTAATAATATCTTCAAAGCTTACTAAAAAATCATCTTCATCTACCCAATCTGTTTTGTAGTTTTTACATTCAATCGGAAAATCTTTTTTAGGTAGAGCAAATTCCATAGGAATAAAGTTTTGGTTTTCTTCTTTGTTTCTTTCGTCTTTTACAAAATTAATTACTTCACTTATTAATTCTTTGCTGTAATTACTCATGATCCATCTCCTCTTTTCTTTTGTTAAGTAAATTCATATATCTTGTCCAAAGTCGTCTGTCTGTTGGGTGTACATCTCCACTCACTCGCCACCAATATTCATTCTCCCGCCAACCTTTGTAATATCGGCTTTCAACTTCAAACAGCTTTTTTTCTATTTGTTCTACTGTTAGCTTACTCATTTTTCCCCCTCTAAAATAAAACGATATTTTTCTATGTTATTTTCTATGATTGTTATTTGGTCTTGTAAATGTTCAATATCTTTTTGCAATATATTCAAATCTAATTCACAATTCAAATCATCATCTTTTAATACTGCAACCTCTTCATCAACTGAAACATCATCAAGCAAAAGAGCAACAGATATACTTGCCTCTTTAACTGCCTCTAATACTTTACTCATTCTCCATCTCCTTCTTTTTTATAGGCACAAACTACAAAATTATAGCCTTCTGCGTTTGTATCTAAATCCAACAGATCGGTAAGTATCTGTAAAACATTCACTTTATGTGCTTGATCAAAATCAACACCAAACCAAACTCCTTTAGGAACAACAGTCCAATTATTTTTCTCTAACTCTTTTTTAGTTATCATGATTTATCTCCTTTCAAAAACATTTCTTTATATTCTTGATATTCAGAAACCCAAATACCTTTTTTATCGGTCTTTGTAAATTTATCCATTAGATAATTAAAAAAATCAAAATGTTTTTTATCATCTTCTTTTATAGATTTATATTTTTCACAAAACCTATCGCATAATTTAAGTTCTTCTACTATTGGTTGAATGGTGTACCATTTACCAAGTTCATCAAATTTACTTAGATCTTGATTGAATGGTAAAAACACATCCATATTATTATTTCTTTTGTCAAATACCGCGTTATAACATCTTGTTATTTTTAATAACCAATCATAATCATACACACTCTCAGTTTTCATTATTCTCTCCTTTCTCTTTTTCGCATATCCAATCGGCTAAACTTCTAATACTCCAACCACAAGCGTCAATCCAACCACTATCATAACTATCAAACTCTTTAGGGTTATCAATATATACATTGCAACCACGCACAAATGATTTGTTTAAATCTTTTGCGTCCCCATTAAAGACGTCGCCGTTTTCTTCAAAAAAGTCCCAAAGAGTTTCATCATAACTATCGGCTTTGAGTATATAATCCTTAGCTTGTCGTATTTTATCTCTCATTGTTTTTTCCTTTCTTTTTCTGTTTCTCTCTAATAACAAAATCATTCTCAAATCTTTCGGCATGATCCTTTAATCTTTTCTTTAATTCAAAGACGGCATTACATACTTGCCAACGGCTACGTTCCTTGGCATAAAATTCTTGCTCTAGTTTTGCAATTCGGGATTTTTCGTTTGAATAAATAGCTACCTTTTCTGCCATATCTATAGGCAGATCACTTACATAACCTCTTGGTCTACTGCCTCGACCACGCTTTCTGAAATCGTAGCGTTTGGTATTCAAATGTTCTTCGAGATAAGACAGTAATTCTCGTCCCGTTGTAATCGGGGTATCTAGTTTACCCAAGGGTAAAGTTAATATTTGTTTTGGCGGAATCTTCTTATTTTGATCTACCAAAAATTCTACGTTTTTTAAAGTAGTAAGTAGTTTCTTTTTAATTGTTGATTTCATCTTCTCTCTCCTTATCGTATTTGATTTTTTCTTCTGCAGTCAGACATTTATAGTGAACTCTCCAACTACCATCAGAAAAATTTTGTGCAAATCCACCTTTAAAATCATATAGATCGTGTGGAGTTATATCTTCATCTAATGGAATAAGTTCGTCACATCTATCACAAGGTCGAGCCATACACTCTGCACAAGAATACCCATCCCTATATTCACCTTCTGCAAAGATAATGTTGCCTTTATCGTCTTGTGCCTCATAATCTGCGTCTGCGGGTATTCTATTGACAAATCTACCACTACCAAAAGCAGTATCTTCACCACAATGAACACATCTGTTGCCTATATCACTCATGATTACTCTCCTCATATAAAGTGCCATCTTTATAAAATTTGTAATCGTGATAACTTACAGTATCTAGAAATGTGCGTTTAGAGTAATGACTAGCATTATCTTCATACCACAAACGTAACATTCTGTTCTGTATTTCTTTTATAAATTTCTTAGTAGAACTTTCATCTAAAACTTTATATTCTTTTTTATCTAATAGGTTTAAGGTAAATATTTTTAGATTTTCGCACATATAATAACCAATACCCTCATATTTTTTTAACAACCTTTTATAATTTTTGTTGTCTAAGGCATAGAAACTATCGTCGGGAACTAGCTCTATATAATCTCTTGCACAATCATCTTCACTACCTGATAGCGTCCAACTCTCCATTTTCATATGCAAACGTTTAGCAAAAGTTTTAAAAGAATGTAAGTTTTCATCTTGCCAAGGATTTGTATTACTTTCATCATAAAGCCAAAACTTCTCATATATTTTGTTGCACAATTCATCATCTTTTTTTAAATCTTCCAGATCATAAATTGTAAATTTTTTAGTAATTATCTTAGGCATCTTTAATCTCCTCAAATTTCCAAATTACTTCTTCTAGTTCATAATCTATTATTTCTGAGTTTGGCAACCCGTCGTCAAAACTTCTGCCGATAATATCTTGTTCTTTGCACAACTCGTCATGTTCAATAGTAAATCCAACACGACAGTCAAATTCCATAAATCCTTTAAACTTGCCTTCGTTATTTTCAAAATCCCATTCGTTAAACACTTGTGCAAACTTATCATTACCTAACCATAAGTAGCTATCTGAACTGCCGTTTTTTAAATCTGCATGAATTATTTTTGTTGATCTAAAATTAATCATGATTACTCTCCTAATTATCAACTAAAAGTTTTGCATGATAATCTTCTCCTTTGTTGTGAACAGTTATCATTAATTTACCTTCGTTGTAAAAGTTATCTTGTTCTATTCTGATTTCTTTGCCTTTGAAATCTATCCAAACAGCATTATAATCCCCTTCCAAATTAGACACTATTTCCATTTTTGGTTTACTCATAATCTGCCTTATTTAATTTATTGATCATCATGTAACCCATAATGTTTACTTTTGTCCACGATCCGTTGCTTTTTTGGACGTGTATATTCTTGGCTCTGTTTTTGCCTCTGTTGTAGCCCGTAATCAAGTCGGTGATAAATGTATTAGTAAGTTTCATGTTCCCCCTCTAATTGCACTTAACATATCTTCAAGTCTTTGTTCTTCTTGATCTATATCAAAATCTTTATCTTCTGCAATATCGTCCCAATTAAATATGACTGCTCCATTACTGTCGTTATGGATTTCTTGTATAACACCACCTTTAACTTCAATTATTATTGTGTCGTGAGTTATCCCTAGTTCTTCAAGTGTTGGTCTGCTCATAATTCTCCTTAATCTAAATAATAGTAGCCCTTATCGGCATAATAGTTTTCTTCGCTTTCTGTTCCCCATTCTTTAACGGATTTCATAGAACATTTTTCGTGCTTAATAAATTTAATATAAACTGGTTTCTCTCCTAAACCATTCGTGATATTAAGTGCTTTTCTTACTGTATATTCCGATTGATCTCCGTACCCATATTGAAAAGGAAACACATAAACTACATCTTTTTCTATATCTTCAACTCTGCAACTCCAATAAGAATTGCCGTTGATCTTGTCAAAGTATTCTTTAGTTTCTGCAATATATTTATATCGCTTTTGTTTTGGCTCATAAACTTTTATAGATACGAGTTTGTCGTCTTTGTCTATATTAATCATGCTCTTGCCCTCATGTCCTTATGTAAGGTGTTAATAATTTGATTTATTTCGTAGTGATAAGGTGGCTCTTGTAGATCATTAAAACGTATATCTACGTCTAATAAGAAATTTACTAGGGTATCTTCACAAAAGTTTTTAATAAACTCATGTAGATCACTTGTATCTATATATTGAATTGTGCCGTCATTTTCATTAATAACTTGAAAACAATCTTGAACTTCCGACCATCTAAAAGTGTAAAGTTCAAAATCCGAAGTTTCTAGTTTTACACCTCTCAACAACTTTACTTCGTTATTGATATTGCTTTTGTACTCGATTAAATGTTGAACGCTAAGATCAACAAGTTTTTTATATGTTTTACTCATTATCCCCCCTTATTTCTTTTTGCTCTTTCATATGTTTTTTAATTTCGATTAACAAATCTGCAAAATCGTCTACGTGAAATTTATCTAATAGTTCAACTATCATACTTGCATTTTTCATTTTCTCCCCCTCAAAGTTTGGTAGTCTTTCTTCGTTGCTTTTCCATCTAAAAGCCTATCGAGTGCCTCAAGTTCTTTTATTGAAAAAGTATTAATTTTATTTACGTTTACAGTCTTATGAAAAGACGGAAATTTTATTTCTTTTGTATTTTTCATTTTTAACATTAATAGTTAAGTTTTAATTGAATCATTTTGTCTACATATTGTCAACAGATAATACAAAATAATATATAGTTTTTTTGGGGTAGTACGGGTGTTAATAGCAACCCCCTAGTCTTTCGGTCGCCCTCTAAATATAAATTGATCTATTCGGCTATCTAAATCGGGAAGTCGGAACGTCGGAACGTCGGGACGCATATGCAATAAGTCGGAACAATATATAACACAATAGCACACTTATACATTTCACAAAAGGCTTATAGCATAACACTTTGACTGAAAAATTAGGCTAAAAAAAATTAGCTTTTTTGTTGACATTTAGTAGACACCAGCTAAAGTATTATTGTTAACTATTAAACAGGAGTAAAAAAATGGTTAAGATTATTGATTATAGTAATCCAGACGTTAGAAAATACGCAGCAGAAAGTATTATACAAACTACTGCTGAATTTATAAAAAATAAAGCTGATGTGGATAGTGCAGCACATGACGCCGCTGAAAGCCTTATAAATCTAGTAGCTGATACTTTTTTGTTAGAGGGTGAAAATGATAACTAAAGAAGAAAATCGACTAAACCTACAATTAAAGTACGGCTATTGCGTTGATACTATTGTAGGACGTCACCTCGTTGATGGCGGTCTGGCAGATACCAGAGCCGTTAAAATAAACCAAGCATTACGTGATCTGTTTAGTGCTTGTAGTGATTGTGATGAAAGAAATCTTAAAATATTAGCTGATAAATTTCCTTGGATTTTAGAAACAGCTAATAAGTTTTCACAAATAGAAAATGAATTTGAAAAGAAAGTTAGCGGCACTAGCTTTAATAAAACTTTTGATCAAGTGTTAGGGGGTAAAAATGACTAAAGAAATTGAAAACTTTATGGAAAATAACTTTAGTGAGTTATTAGAGAGCCAGGGGCTAACTGATACCAGAGCAGACGAGTTAGGCAAAGCCGTTGCCCCTACAGGATGGACAGGGGCGTCTTTTGGCGAACAAGAAGTCTATCAAGCTATTAGTAAGTGTGATCTTATGAATTTAAGATGGCTAGAGAAATATTATTATGGTCTTTTGCTCGTCGCTCATGATTACGCTAGAAAAAAAGGGTATCAGTCACCTCTTGATACTCTTATACATGATAGAAAATATGTTGGTAAGTTTTAATAGCGCCTAAGTGATCCCCTGTCGGGTGCTAGTCGGGAGCCTACAAAGGCTCCCTTTTTTTTATATATTTTTCTTATATATCACTTCAAGATCACAACAGGATCATAAATCCAGAGGGTAAAAAGTCGGGAGTAAGTCGGGGATCATAAAAGGATCTGAAAGCGACAGAGCCAATTCTTAAAGAACACATATGTAACACAAGCTCTGCGATCACAAGATCTATTTACAAGATCTTGTTGATCAATTTATTCACAAGATCTTGTTGATCAATTTGATCACAAATAGTAAACTATAGTTTTAACAGATCCAAAAGGGGATCGATTTTAAACTATGAGTAAATTGAAAAGAGTTGCTACGGCGACTAAGTTCGAGAAAGTTCTAAAGTTTTTTGACGGTATGTTATGCCAAGAAGGATCTTTAGACCAGGTAGAATATGACGGCATAACTGCTGATGAATGTGTAGAGATCATTATGGCTAATGATCAAGTGACTGGATGGGAGGATCGTAATGGATGAAAAACAATATGATTTCGATATAGTTTTAAAAACTACGATTACTATGGAAGGTCTTAGCAAAGAAGATGCTAGAGAAAATGTAAAGAGTTATTGGGAAAAACATCACAATATATCTCTTAATGATGATGAAATATTTGGTGATTAAGGAGGATCTAATGACAACAAAAACTAAAATTTCAGACAGTCAAAGGGCTGAGCTAACCGATAAAATGTTTGCGATCGCTAACGTCTTGTGGGAATGTGATTATTGGATCAATGGTGAGCAAACCGATGTTTACCTAAACAAAGATACAGTTTTAACAGGGAGAGTTGGCTTTGATCCTGATCAATTAGAATATATATCTGGTTTTGTTGACGAGGCTTTTGTTTGGGCTTTAAAACGTGATAGATACGAGGTTGATATAGCAGGTATAGTAGATTTTGGGCATGATGGCATTTATGAGGCTAGAAAACTTTTTCAGAGTGATCCAGAGAAAGCAGCACAAAATTGTTTTCCAGAGCCTGAGGCGATCTGCGACTTTTTGAAAGAGACTGAAAATCATGGCTTAGATCTAAACCAAGTAGCTAAGATCTTTGGCGAAGATTTTGAAGATCTTGCAGAGGATCCAGAATAATAGATCTATTAAGGAAGATCTAAGAGGGGGTAGAGAGATCTACCCCTTTTTTTTGATCCAGATCTTATTGATCATTTGATCAAGATCTTGATCGGGCTATAGATCTAAAAAAGATCTTGTAGAAGTCGGGACTATAGTCGGGAATCTGTATAGAAATTTTTTCGCTATACGGGCAGCAAAATAACACTTTCTTTCACCACAAAAAACAAAATAATTACTCTTCAAAATATATTAAATTTATTTGTTTACATTCAGTAATTTATGGTTTAGTGTTGAACTTTAACTATTTATTGGGAGATAAAATGAAGCGTAAAAAAAATATGACAGTTAAAGACGAACAGCGTCAGTTCAAGCAAACTGTAATAAACTTTGTTGATTATGAAGATGACGATTATCTTTTTATTGATACAAGCTCTGGTGACGTTCTAGCAGTAGCTGGTGGCTTAGATGATTTCTACGAGGATATGTCTAAAGGCAAACTGCCAGATAGTTCTTATGCAATTATCAAAGTGGTTGAAATAGATATGTATAGGGTGAATGGAGAAATAAAAAAATCTTTATACCCTAACTATTTAAAATATCCAGACCAAAATGAAATTATGAAAGATGTGCTTTGGAACTTTGTTTCTGACAAAGACATACCAGAGATAAATAAGATGT